ATAACTCTCTGCCAAATAATTATTCAATGCTGTAAATACTAAATAAATTCTTGACATTATAGAAATATCAAACATTGATTCATTTAATATTCCAGAAATATTTGACTTTAATAAATCAACTGCCATTCTTTCATAAATGAAATATTTTTTTAAAAATTCTTCTGGAATTTTTGCTTCTGTCATTTCATTATATTGTTTTATTTCACACTTAGAAACATATTTTTCAAAATGTAATTTAACAGATTCTAAATCTAACTTTTCTAATGGGTTTTCTTGTAAAAATAATTTAAGATATTCCTTAACTACATTAAATTTAATTTCTAATATATCTTTGGCAATATCTTCTTTTGCTTGTAAATAATCTTCTGATTCTTGATGAACTACTCTTGTTAATGGATAATTTATATTAATATTATTCATTTTCAATGATTTAATACCAACATCTAACCAAAAATCTAAATCTTTAAATATTGGGTGATTTCTTACATCATCTGCTGTATATTCTTTTGTCTTTTTTTCAACCTTACCTTTAATTAAATTACCCATAAATCCAATAATGTTATTCATATATGGTTTAATAAAATATATAAAAACAAGGAAACATAATACATATAATGATGTTCCCCCATTTTTAATATCATTCCAGATAGCCAACATTAAAGAGTTGTTTATATCTTCCATTTTTGTTCCTAAAATATACACATTTATTTATAAGAATTCCCTGTTACACATTGGTTCAACCTTACTTAATTGTGTTTCTGCTTTTTCTAATTTATAGGATTTATAACTTGATTTATAGCCATAGTAATCATCTTCGTAATCATTTAAGAAATCATATGTTCCATATGTTTTCTTTTGTGGAGCTAAAGATGCTTTAACATCATTAAGCAAATCTCTTAATTCTTTTGGAAAAACAACTGTATCAAATTCATAATTCAATTTATCTTTATCAGAAACAATTTGAAAGATTATTTCATTAGCAGAAGATAAATCATACAAATAATATGATTCACCATATTCTGCATCTCTACAGAAATAATAATCAACACCCATTTTGTCATCATAGAATTTTTGCCAAGAAAGATACTTCATAGTAGTATTAAATGCTATTGTATCTAATACTTCTGTATATGTTTTCTTGTTTTCTTTTATTCTAACAGTAGTGTAACTTGAATTAATCATTTTTTATCCTTTCCATAAATTCTATATAAGAATATACCATATAAATTAAATTGTCAAGTAAAATTTGAAAAAATAAAAAATAGCATTTTTCAAATACTAAATACAAATATTAAGGAGAAAAAATGGAAGATACTACTTATTTGTTTGTTTATGGGACTTTGCTAAGTAATCATAGAGCCCATGGATATTTAGATGGATGTAAATTCATTGGAAATGCTACTACAAAAGATTCCAGATATAATATGGAATCATATAACGGTCATTTCCCTATGGTTTTTACAGAAGGGACATATAAAATTAAAGGTGAAATATATGAGATACCAAAATATCTTTTATCTGATTTAGATTATTATGAAGGATATAATGGTACTCAATCATCGTTATATAAGAGAGATTATTTTGAATATCTTTTAGAAAATGGTGATAAAGTAGAAGCATTGATGTATTACCAAACCGAAAATAAAGATAATATAAAATCTAAAATTAATATTTTAGAAGAAAATAGAACTTATAAATGGAGATAAATTATGGCGAATGATGTTTTAATGAAATGTTTTGAATATGTTATGAATGTTGAGGGTGGAGAAAAACTTTCAATGGATGAAAGAGACCCTGGAAACTGGACTGGTGGTAAAGTTGGGGTTGGAGAATTAAAAGGTACTAAATATGGTGTTGCTGCTTCAGCATATCCAAATTTGGATATTAAAAATCTTACAAAAGAACAAGCATGTGATATTTTCAAAAAGAATTATTGGGATAAATGTAAATGCGACCAAATGAATCCAGCAATTGCGTTATTAGTTGTAGATTGTGCTTATAACTCTGGTGTTCCAAGAAGTTCTAAAATTCTTCAAGAATGTGTTGGAGCAGGTGCTGATGGTATTATTGGCAATGGAACACTTGGTAAAGTTAAAGAAGCAACAAATACAAGTGATAAATTACAAAAATTGTCTTGGGAATTAAGAGAAAAAAGATTAACATTCTTACAATCGTTATCTACATGGAAAACATATGGAAATGGTTGGACTAATAGAGTTAATAAAATCTTTGATTGGTCTGTTGTAATGAGATAAAAAAATAAGGGAAAGATAATTTAATAATTCTTTCCCTTTTTTCAACTTTTTTCTATTATAAACTTTCTTTGATTGAACTATTCGTTGTTTATATAACCCACTTGTTAATAAATCATAAGCAATTGGGTCTCTTTTTTTAACTTCTTTTAATTTTCTTTTAACCATTTTGCTCTCCTTTACCAAATAATATTAGCATAAATTATTTACTTTGTCAAACAAAAAATCCCCATTGAAAAATCAATGGGGTTAAGCTGACATATATGTAAATCTTTTTTGCCTTATCGCACCGAGGAAAAAAGATTGAAAAAGAACGTGTAATATGTTTAGGGTTAAGACCCAGGGTATGATTTACCCTTAACCGTGCACGCCAGCGAGTGATTATAAAGAGCACGTCTCGCCAAGCCAACTCTTGCGTATATGATGTATTAGTTTCATCTTTCTGGTATCACCCAAAACAGACTACTTATAGAATCAACCACGTAAAGGTTCATCATATTCTTGATTCCGCCTTCCCTTCAAAAGGATTGAGAACTTAACCTATTCTCAACGAGTATTTATTACAAGGTGTAAATCATACAGTCATTTACAAAGACAAATTGTAGTATATTGAAAGGAAATAAAACGGATATACTACTATCAACCAAGAGTTTGACGGACATCTTTATAAGCATAAACTTTACGCACCGAATGTATTCATTATATTTTACGACTCAACATTATTGCCGACCTAGCTTCATCAGTAAGGTAACAATGTTTCCTTTTCTTTCTGTTGTTGAAAGGATGCTCTTCCCAAAGAATATTGGGCGAAACAAGAAATTTGAGCATCTAATCTCTTAGTTTGACATCAATACAACATATTCTGTATTTGGTGCGTCAACAGCATAGTCATCACAGTAAACTTCATAAGGCATTTCACCATATTCGTTACTTTCACGAACCACAACCTTAGTAACCATACCATCATTTTCTGTTGCTCTATCATATTGGACAACTTCCAAGTCACCATGGTTAGCAATTGTTTTTGCTAATAATTCAATCATACGAGATGCTTTCATTTTCATAATCCTTCTATTAATGTTTAACCTTTTTACATTTAACATTATATTCAAATTAGAATCTAATGTCAAGAACTTTTTTGAAATATTTTTGAGTGGCTAATGCATTAATTACTTACTGTTTCAATAGTAACCACTCAAAAATGTTCAGAATGTAACGGAGTCGCACCGTTGTACAACGTCAGGTGGAGACCGATGTTTTATAAACAGGAGTTGAACCTGCACCACAAGCAGACGTTGGCAATTTCTGAGCCATTCTTATCAAAGTGTTCTTTTCTTCTTTGATAACTTCATTATATTAAAATGAAAAACTAATGTCAAGAACTTTTTTAAAAATTTTTTGGTACCCCCAAAGAGATTCAAACTCTTACGCTTTCTCAGCATCGGCTTCTAAGACCGACATGTCTATCAGTTCCATCATGGGGGCAAATCTGGTAGTGAGTAAAAGAATCGAACTTTTAACTGCTGAATATGAGTCAGCCGTGATAACCATTTCACCAACTCACCATTGGCAGGGAATGAAGGGATCGAACCCTCGTCTAATGATTTGGAGTCATTTGTTCTACCATTGAACTAATTCCCTATTTGGCGATGGGTATAGGATTTGAACCTATGCGGGGATTAAATCCCCCTAAGAGATTAGCAATCTCTCCTCTTCAACCAAACTTGAGTAACCCACCTTACTTTATACCTAGTATTTTCAATACTTCTTTTATTCTATCTTCGACTGAAGCATTTAGATAATAATAATTATATCCATTTTCATTCATAAAGTCAATAAGTAATTTATGAATTTCTATTGACTCTTCTTCTGTTTGAAATCTTCCCTTCTGATTATAATCAAATTTTCTATCTATAAGAATATTACAAGTTTTAACACCTTCTTCTTCTGCATTTTTATAAAATTCTTTTACTGGATTGATTAAAGTATCTGAACCCCAATAATAACGTTGATAAAATGAAGTTAATAAAACAGGAGAATCTGCAATAATGTAATCAACTTTATTAAACAATCTTGACTGATTTTCTGTTTCCATACCAAAGATATGATATTGACCAAATTTATCAACTTTTCTATTTGTATATGTCCAAGTTTTTACAAATTCATTAACAAATTCAACATTATATCCTCGAATTTTTAATTCTGTAAATATTTGTGCTCCTAGAGTACTTTTTCCACTACCTGGCTCCCCAATAAAATTAATTAAAACTGTACTCATATACACTTTCTCCTTATAATTTATAATTTCATTATGTCTAATCTATTTTTAATTATCAATATTATTTACAATAAATATTATTATAAATTTCTTATATAAGGAGTATTCAATATGGGTAAAGAAAAACAGATTGAAACTGAAATAAAAGAAACCTTAGATAAAGTATGTGACAAAAATAACCCTTATGTAGAAGTTTACAAACAAAAATTAAATAAATTAATGAAGGACTATAATGATGCTCAACAAGAAATTGCTGAGCTAAATTTAAAATTAGACCAAACATTAAAATTAGTTAATACTGATGCTAAGATTCCAAATTGGACTTTACCAGAAAATACTGATAAACAATTTTCAGATAACATCCCTGTTTTATTAGTTTCAGACATTCACTATGGTGAAAATGTTAATCCAAGAGAAGTTCCAGATGGAAACTGTTATTCTCCAAGAGTTGCTGAAGAAAGATGGGGAAGATTAATTAATAACACAATTCTTAAAACAAGAACAAAAGAAAGACGTTCCAAAGGTATGGTTGTTTGTTTCCTTGGAGATGATATTTCTGGTGATATTCATGATGAGTTAAGAGAAACTAATTATCAAACACCAATTGACGCTTGTATGGATGTAGCAGCGCAAAAAGTTAAAATGTTAAATGCTTTCCAAAAAGAATATGGTAAAGTTTGGGTTATTTCAGTAATGGGTAATCACGGAAGAACAACCAAAAAACCACAATCAAAAGGCATTTCAGAGCACAATTATGATACTTTAATAACTGCTATGGTTCAAAAACAATTAGAAAAGAATAAAAATATTACATTCTATACGCCAAAATCAGGTGAAGCATATTTCGAATTATGTGGTTATAATTTTTTAGCAACACATGGTGATAGAATTGGTAGTCGTGGCGGTCAAGGTTTTATTGGTTGCTCTGCAACAATTGCAAGAGGACAACATAAAACAAGACAAGCATATGCTCAAATAAGAAAACCAATAGATTGGTTATTATTAGGACATTTCCATACTCCAATATTATTGGAACACACTATTGCTAATGGAACATTAGTTGGTTATTCTCAATATGCAAGAGATTTAAAAATTGAACCTGCTTATCCATCACAAACATTATTCTATGTAGATAATACATACGGTGTAACAGATGTATCGAGAATTTATGTAACAAACCAAGAACAACTTAAAAAAGATAGACAATTATATTTTAAGGGTACTACAAAAGTTGTTGATAAATTTGTTATAACAAAGAAAAAAGATAATCAAAAACAAAAAGATTAAATGGCACACCCAGAAGGACTCGAACCTTCAATTCAACGTCCGTAGCGTAGCGGTTTGTCCAATTAGCCTATGGATGTATATGGAAGTCAGGGTGGGATTCTAACCCACGGTTTTACGGTTTTGCAGACCGTTGCATTGGGACACTCTGCCACCTGACTATTAATCAGTTATCTTCTTTATTAGAATTTTCTTCATTCCAAATATCTTCATCAGTTCTTAAATGTTTCTTAATAGATTCATCAGACCATCCAGCAGATTTACTGAAATCTTTATAATTATCAATTAATTCATTCATGGTTACATCACCATTAAAACGCATGGTAATAATTTTATCTTTATAAACATATTTTAATTCATAATAATATTCATCATTTAACATTTAATATCTCCTAATATAAAAATAAACTCGAATACAATATAATTTACAACTGATTAGGAAGCATAATTTGTATTCAAGTTATTTAGTTAATGAGCACTTTTCCACTCCTCATATACCACCGAGCATCCCATTTTTGTTTTTCTATACCGCCAGCCTGGGCTCGCCCTGTAATTCTTTAATGGCGAATTATTAATAAACGGTTACCATCATGTCTGTTTCATAAAGTCAATGTTCTTTCCCATCGTATAGAACTTTCAGATAAAAGAATCACCAATTATATCCAGCTCTCTCTCAAACAGGTACTAGATGCATTTCTTCCCTGTTTTCTTGATAAACTCATTATATTATATTTTGAAAAGATTGTCAAGAGATTTTTTATAAAAAATTTAATGGCGGGATTGATGAGACTTGAACTCACGACCTTGGCAGTGACAGTGCCACGCTCTGACCAAACTGAGCTACAACCCCAATAATTTGGTGGAGAATGTGGGTACCGCCCCCACCTGTTTTTCTGTGTGCAAGACAGATGACCACTCTATGCAGTCCCATTCCCCATAAAAAATGGTGCCGCAGGAGTGACTTGAACACCCGACCCGCTGATTACAAATCAGCTGCTCTACCAACTGAGCTACTACGGCATATCTTTATTTATTGGCGACCCCTAGCAGATTTGAACTGCTGTTGACAGGATGAAAACCTGTTGTCCTAACCACTAGACGAAGGGGTCATTTTTGCCTAGAATTATCTTGTTTTAAATATAACTCATTTAATCGTTTATGAAATATTCTTAATGATTCTGCTACTTTTGTATTTTTTGAAAAAGTCATTTCAACATCATTAATATTTGATTTAACGATTTTATTAGTTTTCTTTGCTAAATTAATAGCATTTTCAAGAGCTTGTAAAATTGTTAATCCAGCAACAGGGTCATAAACAATAAAATCTTTTTTCATCTTTTTTCTCTTAAAACTGGCTGGTCTGGTTGGATTCGAACCAACATATGGCACATTAACAGTGTGCTGCCTTACCTGTCGGCCACAGACCAATACTTGAATATTTATAATATACAACATTTTAATTCCGTTGTAAAGAATTATTTTATAAAAAAATGGTGGATGCTCCTGGTAATGCTCCAGGCGAGCCCAAAGGCAAGGGATTTACAGTCCCTCCCGTCTCTTTAGCGGAATACGCATCCATAACTAAAAATTAATTTTTCTTCCTTTTTTCCAACCTTTTTGAATCCAAATATCAATATCATCCTTTTTAATTAATTTACTTATTCTCAATTCATCATTATAAATCCAGCAATTCCCATAATTCCAATTTTTTTCTCCCTTATGAGAAATAGAATTTGCTAAACCAATTTTTCTCTTACTTTCTTCTGTATGTTTTTTACCTTTCATTGTTCCAGCATGTAATGAATAATATAATTTTAATCCATTAGAAACTTTTTCTTTAAATTCTTTCATATATTCTTCATTATTTTTTATCTTATTGGCAGAAATTAAATGCTGATTTGATTTATTATTTAATTTATTTTGATTTATATAATTAAACCCATTCCAGTTAGTATTTTGATTTATATAATCAAAACCACCTTGCCCACCTAATTTAATATTATATGTATCTAATCTCGCAACAAATTCCTCATCAACTATTTCTGCTTCTTTTTTATTCATATCTTCTTCATTTTCACATTCAAATAATATTTCTTTTTTAAACTTATCTAATCCATATTTTTCTATTGCTCTATGAAGTATTTTACCACTACCCATATAATCATCATTTATATCTTCTGTTTTGTGTTTTCCAATATAAATTTTATTATTTACTAAATTTGTAATTTTATAAATTAAATAATGCATTGTTGAACCTTAAATACCTGAATTATATTATTATTTATTAAAAAAAAGTTCAATAATAGTTCAATAATAGTTCAATAAAAATTGCAGGGGTGGGATTTGAACCCACGACCGTTTGCGTATGAGACAACTAAGCTACCACTGCTTCACCCTGCGATAAAATTAAACCATTACTATTCAACGAACATTCAACGTCAGAATTACTGGTCAGCATCAAGTGCCCAACTCTCACTACATAAGTAGCAGCAATGGTTTAATAAAATGGTGGGATTCCTGACTACCCACAAGCTCATCATAAAGCGTATTATTCAGACACATCCACAAAGGTTAATTACTCCTTTGCTTTTCGGATGGAAGGAATGGTTACCTTCAATGAGATACAGACATCAGTATGTTCAACTGGCGATTTGTCTCATTCTTACGTCACTAAGGGTTGCGCAACCCTTGCTATTTCATCCTTATACTTCTTTATGACCTTCAACCAAAATTAGAAACTTTTCAGTTCTAACCTTGTACCTTATCCCCTGTCAAAGAGATTATTCAGTCACTAATTTCTTTCTTATTCACTATGTTAATAATATATATCAATTATTAATAAA